AAGAATAGAGATCAAACTGATGTCAAAAATCCAAAATATAGACACGATATAACGTTTGATAATGTAAAACAAAAAGCATTTGAATATTACAAAGAATATTCGAAGATTAACTTACGGGACTTCATAGAACATATTAATTGTGATCATTCCACTCTTCAAAACCGACTGAAAAAAGAAGGTCATGATTGGAAATCATTTAAACAAAACATTGAGTCCACGCTTAATCATAAAATTATATCCATTGAACAGATTGGTGAAGTTGATGTTTATGATGTAACTGTTGAAAAATATGAAAATTTTGCAACAGATAGTTGTTTCGTCTCAAATACAATGGATATGGATCCCATTCTTGCATCAGCACTAGACATTTATGCAGATGAATGTACAACAAGAAGTGAAATGGGTGATGTAATTACAGTTCGTTCTAATAACGATGAAATTAAAAACATATTAAATAATTTATTTTATGACATCCTCAATATTGAATTTAATCTATGGAGTTGGACTCGTAGCTTGGTCAAGTACGGAGATTTTTATCTTAAGTTACATATTAGTCCAGAATATGGTGTCTATCTTGTTGAACCATTAAGTACATATTATGTTACTCGGATTGAGAATGCACATTTAACAAATAAGAACTTTGTTCGTTTCCAAGTCAATTTACCATATGGTAATAAAATTGAAGAATGTGAAAATTATCAAATTGCTCATTTTAGGTTATTAAGTGACAGCAACTTTTTACCATATGGTAAGAGTATGTTGGAAGGTGCTCGTCGTGTATGGAAACAATTAAGTTTGATGGAAGACGCAATGTTAATTCATCGTATCATGCGTGCTCCAGAAAAAAGAATTTTTAAGATTGATATTGGTAATATTCCCCCAAATGAAGTTGATAATCATATGGAAAGAATTATTGCTCAAATGAAAAAAGTTCCTTATTTGGACCAAAATACAGGTGACTATAATTTGAGATTCAATTTACAAAACATGGTTGAAGATTTCTTTTTACCTGTTCGTGGTGGTGACAGTGGTACAAGTATTGAAAATTTAAGTGGACTTGAATGGACTGGTACGGATGATATTGAATATCTTCGTAATAAGATGATGGCAGCACTTAAAATTCCAAAAGCATTTTTGGGTTACGATGAAAGTTTAAGTGGTAAAGCTACATTAGCAGCTGAAGATATACGATTTGCTAGAACGATTCAAAGAGTACAAAGAATATTAGTGAGTGAATTAAATAAAATTGCTATTATTCATTTATACAGTCAAGGATATAGAGACGAATCTTTGGTTGATTTTAGTTTAGAACTTACCAATCCATCAACAATATTTGAAAAAGAAAAGATTGATGTTTGGAAGAGTAAAGTAGAACTTTGTAAAGATATTTCCGAACTTAAGATTTTCAGTAGAAAGTGGGAGTATGAAAATGTTTTCGGATTGAGTGACCAAAACATGATTGAGTTACAAAAACAAATTGTTGATGATTGTAAGAGTGGTTATAGATTTAAACAAATTGAAGAAGAAGGTAATGATCCTGCTTTATCATTTTTAAAATCAAAAGAAGAACAAGAAAATAAAGGAGGAGGTGGTGGAGGCGGTAGTGAAACTGGAGGTGGCGAATCGGGAGGTGAATCTGGCAAAGGAAGTGAATCTGGTGGAGAAAAAGGTGGAGAAGCTGGTGGTACAGGAGCTGAGCCACCCGGACTTACAGAAAGAGACCAAACTGGTCGTAAAAAAGCCAGCGATTATCCATTTGGTGAAGATCCTTTGGGTTCTTTAGAAAATAATAGAAAATCTGACTTATCGGTAAGTCATAAATATAAAAATAGGTCGCCTTTATCATTAGAATCATTAAGTGGTTTAAATGATTTATTAAATACAGTTGAAGAAGAAAAACAGATTTTAAGAGAAGGAGAAGAAAAATCCTTTATGGATGAAACAAATATAAAAGAATAATATAAATAACAGATATTTATTCATTTTTCTTATATTTATAAATAATAATATTAAATATGCATAAAAGAGCAAAACATTCTAAATTTAAGAATGCTGGAATATTGTTTGAATTGTTGACTCGCCAAATTACAGCGGACATTTTAGCGGGACGTGACGAATCGTTTACCAAGAACTTAATGTTTAAATATTTCCACGAAAGCAAAGAGTTGGGCAAAGAAGTTCAACTCTATAATTTTGTCGTCCAACAAAGCAGCAAAGATGCCGCTTCCGCCGACCGTATTCTAAATGTTGTTTTGCAAACTCGTTCCAAGTTAAACGAAAAAGAATTAGACAAACAAAAATATAACCTCATCAAAGAAATTAAAGAAAAGTACAATATTGATGAGTTCTTAAAAAATAAGATTCCAAACTATAAATTATACGCTTCAGTTTATAAATTATTCGAAGATACCACAAAGAATGAAATTAAATTTGACGTAAAAGAATTGGTTGAAAGTAGAGATTATGTTGTTGAAAATTTAATTCGTGAGAAAAGAAATGGTGATGGTTCAATGGATGTATATGGTAGTCAACCAGCAGAGGTTCGTTTAATTGCTTACAAGTTCTTGATTGAGAACTTTAATAAGAAATATAGTAACCTTTTACCAGACCAAAAGAAATTGTTAAAGGAATATATTACTAATATAAGTAATTCTGGTAAATTTACACAATTCGTTAATGATGAATATAAGAGAGTTTCTACCATTTTGAAAGAAAATATTCAAAGTGTTAATTCAGAAGTTGTAAAGATTAAAATAAACGAAGTCATTAGTCAATTTTCTTCCAAAACTCTTAGTGGCGTTGTAAAGGAAAATCAATTAACATCTTTACTCAACGCATATGAATTAGTTGAAGAACTCAAAAAAATCATTAATGAAAGCAAGTCTTAAAGAAAAACTTAAGAAAGCACTTGAAGCTTTCAAATTACGCCAAGAAGCCAGTACGACGGGTACTATGGGCGTTGCTACAGGTGGAGCACATATAGGCGGTGATATTGGTACTACCCCATTTGCTTTTAGTAGAAAAGGTGCTAGACCAAGTGTTGTACATCAAGCCGGATTTACACCTGCTAAAAAAGTTAAAAAAAGTCCAAATTATAAGCTGGAAAATCAAATGTATAGTGAACCAGCTTATTCTACGCCTGCTCAAAATATTGAACCAGTACCAACTTTTAAAAATAAAGATGGATTAGTTCAACACAATGATCCTGAATTAGATCCTAATTTAGTTGGTTTTAAACAAGGACAATTGCCTGTAACAGAAGGTTTTAATGGTTTAAAATATGAACAAGAAGTACAAACTTCACCACAGCAACAAACGCAACCGGTTCAACAACAACCTACTTCTCAACAAACTGCAAAAACAATAGAACCTCAAATAAATGTAACATCATATGATGTTTTGCCAGATTTTACAGCTTTTGATCAAAAATTAAAAAATAGCACGGAATCTTTAAAGTTAAATTTACAAAAAAATATTCAAAATAGAATTTTAGGTAAAAAAATTGTCGTAAGAGCTAGTAAAGGTTTTAAACAACCAGAAGCCGATTATACAATCAATGTTGTTGGCGTCAATATAGATTATTATTATGACAGATATGTAATAATAATTGTTGGTCGTGAAGAAAATAAACAAAAAATTGCTAAGTTTTTTATTAAACCCGGTTTTAAAGTGAAAATTTTAGGTAACGCTGATAAATTAAAACCGAAAGATAAATATCAAGTTGCTAAATCAAAAGCATTGGTACAAGACCAACCTGTAACAACTAATACGGTTACAGGAGACGAAGAGGAAACCAAACCCGTTGAGCAACCACAACCTCAGCAACAGCCGAAACCAGCTTAAGGATTAATTATGAAACAAGTATTAATTGATGTATTACCATTTGAATTCAAAAAATCATCGTTAAATGAATCGTATGCTGATGGTAAAATGGTAGTCACAGGCGTACTTCAAAGAGCCGATGCAAAAAATCAAAATGGTAGAGTTTATCCAGTCGATATCTTAAAAAGAGAAGCTGAAAAATACATGGATAACTTTGTTAAACAACGTCGTGCTATGGGTGAACTTGATCATCCAGAATCATCCGTCGTTAACTTAAAAAATGTGAGTCATAATATTATCGATATGGGATGGGATGATAAAGATTTAGTTGGTACAGTTGAAATTCTTCCTACTCCAAGTGGTAATATTTTGAAAGACCTTCTCAAAGCTGGCATTTTATTGGGTATTAGTAGTCGTGGTCTAGGATCCGTCAAAAAAGATATGAGAGAAAATGCAGACGTGGTACAAGACGATTTTGATTTAATAGCATTTGACTTTGTAAGTAATCCAAGTACACAAGGTGCTTTTATGTATCCACAAGGTAAGATAAATGAAAGCGTTGAAACTAGAATTATTAATCCATTTAGTAATGTGGAAAGAATAATTCATAACATTCTATCAGATTTATAATATTTATAATAGTATGAAATTAAAACATTTACTAGAAAATTCTACCGAACACGCATATACTCCTCTTACTATTTACGAAAAGAAAAAGATGTATGAAACCATTAGATCATACAACGAATATCGTAAAAGTTTAAAAGCTGAAAGTGTATATGAAACAGCTAACAAAATTATGGAAGCTGTAAATTTAGCAGAACGTTATGCTTTAAAAGAATGTAGTGATTGGATGCAAGCCAAGATGGTAGAACGCGATATGAAAGATGTCAAAAAAGATGCTGCTAAATTATACGAAGAAGCACACAAGATTAAGGAAATAGAACATCAACTTGAAATGCTTTATGAACAAATTGGTGTAAGATTAGAAAGATATTTTGAAATTACAGAACCAATGAAAGAAGCTCCACAAACACAACCAAGTAGTGTCAGTATTTCTTCACAGGAATCGAATCAATAAATTCAATCATTTTATTGAAAGTTTCAAAAACGTATTTTCTATTAGTTTCAATAACATAACCTTCGTCTGTTTTATAGACGGAGGTTTTTACTTTTTCATTTTCCAATTGTAATGAAGGCACTTCAACTTCAGAAGACATTTTATAATCATCTTCAATTTTAAATCCCATTTCGCCAAGCATGTCAAGTTCATTAAAATTCCAACCATTTGGATGATCAATTTCTTCTAACTTGTACATTTGCACATTTTCTTCAAAATTATCATTATTTAAAAAATTAATCATTTTTGTATGAGGATGTGCTTTTTCCATATTAAACATGTGTGGATTGGAATATGGAGTTTCATTTCCTGTTCTAACAATATTTTTGTAATTGTTAGATTTTACATTAATATGTTTAGCAAAATTTGGGTTATAATTATAAGCCATAAGAATTAATACGGTTAATGAAATCACCTAACATTTTTGTTTTTTCAGCAATGTCTTTGTTATCGAAATTATTGCTCAATGTAAAATATAATTCTTTATCAGATTTATCGGGAAAAGTTTTTTGAATAAAACACGCGTATTTATATACATTATTATCTTCGTTATCTACTAACTTTTTAAATACAAATTTTTTGGTGCTATCATTACTAAATAATTCAGCAGTCACTTCATTTTTATTTGAATTATGTAAAAATGGAGTTTTACCAAATCCACTAAATCCACTTTGTTTACTTTGAAAAACTAACAACTCTTTTTTATCAAAAGGTAAACCCTGATTTTCACTTAATAATTGATTAAACGATTTACCACTTACTTTTTTAAATTTACTTAAACTGTATTCGGACTCTTTTAAAGAATTAATTATTTCTTTGACTTTAGTAAAGTCTTTAACACTACTTGGTTTAATATTTTTAGCCATTTTACGAACTTGAGAAGATACTTTATTTGGCGATACATCACCTTTTTGTAATCCTCGTACTAATCTGAATAATCTTGCTTGTTTTTCACTTTTAACACGCATATCAATAAATATATATTTTTTTATATTTAATCTAATTTATATTATATTTATTATACAAATACATCATTCTTTGATGTCATATCAATTTATCTTCTTTGGAGTTCTTCAATAACTTCACCGGGTTAATAACAACCCACTATAAGACAAAACAATCAAGAAAGGATTAATTAATTATGAGCGATTTATTAAAAGAAAGTATCGCAGACGCTAAAGCAGTTCGTGAAACTGCATTGGCCAATGCAAAAACTTTCCTTGAAGAAAATTTTGCTGCCAGCATGAAAGAAATGTTCGCAGAAAAACTCAAGGAAGAAATGGCAGAAGAAACCGAAACTGAAACCGAAACTGAAACCGAAGAAGGTAAGATAGAAGAAAAATTAGCTTCTTCCGGTATCGGCGGTGAAAAAGGTAATGTTGCAAGTAAACAACATCCAAAAAGCCCAGCTGCTTCTGCTAACAAGTCATCAACCGAAACAAGTGGTAAAGGACCTGAAGTTGTTAAGCTTGAAGAAACAGAAGAAGTAGAAGAAGGCGCTGAAGTAACCAGTGAAGAATTAGATGAAATTCTTGCTGAACTCGAAAGTGAAACCGATGAAGAAGATGCTAAAGTACACAACGAAGCTTCGGAAGAAGAAGAGTCTGTAAATTTAGATGAACTTCTCGCTGAACTTGAAGAAGAAGAAACTGCACCAGCCCCAGCTCCAGCTCCAGCTCCAGCTCCAGCTCCAGCTCCAGCTCCAGCTCCTGATGTAAATATAGCACCAGCTCCAGCTCCAGCTCCAGCTCCAGCTCAAATACCTTCTCCTGCCGAGGAAGTAATTGACAGTGAAGAATCAGTAACTCCAACTGAAATGGCTGAAGCTCTTGTTGCTATCAATGAAGAAAATGAATCATTAAAATCACAATTAGGTGATTATGAAAAAACAGTTAAGTATCTTAAAAACGTACTTAATGAAACCAATCTCTTGAATGCTAAGTTGCTTTATACCAACAAATTGTTCAAGGGTAAGAATTTGACCGAAGAACAAAAGCTTAAGGTCATCAACACTTTTGATCTCACGAAGAATATTCGTGAAGTCAAGTTAGCTTATACCGTTTTGGCCGAATCAATTAATTCCGGTGCATCAGTTGCCAAAAAGAAGACCAATGCAACTGCACAAACTATCACCGAAGGTTTGGCAAGCAAACCAGTATCAAGTACAAAGCCTGAGGCTGCCATTGTAGCACCTGAAGCTTCTGAACTTGCTTCAAGACTCCAAAAACTCGCTGGAATCACGAAGTAATTTAGTTTGCGAGTAAAACCAAACAAATAACAAATAATTAGGAAACATATATGAGTGATATTAAATCATTATTAACAAATAATATGAATCCACAAGCCAAACTTATGGCTGAAACACGTGGATTACAAAGTAAGTGGGAAAAGACAGGTCTTCTTGAAGGCTGCCAAGGCGTAGAGAAGGCTCATATGTCAATTCTCCTTGAAAATCAAGCCAAGCAATTGCTCGACGAAGCAACCACAACTGGTACCAGCACAAGCTCAGAACAATGGGCCGGTGTTGCGCTTCCATTGGTTCGTCGTGTATTCGCTGAAATCGCTGCTAAGGAATTCGTTAGTGTACAACCAATGAATCTCCCAAGCGGTCTTATCTTCTACTTAGATTTCAAGTATGGTACAACCGCTCCTGGTCAAGACCTTCGTAACTTGAACAACGGTAGTAGCAAGACAACCCGCGCTGGTAAAGAACTCAACGACAGTTTATTCGGTGGTAACGGTAAGAAATTCGGTTCCACAGACGACGCTGTTAAGGGTCTCTATGGTCAAGGTGCTTATGCTTATTCAAGTCGTGCTTTGACAAGTTCTGCTATTACATTAACAAAGAGAGATAGTGCAACAACTATCGGTAATACTATTCAATCAGCATCATGGAACGACGTTCAATTTGCTGCCGAATTAAGTAGTTCTGTTGTAAACAAGAAGTTGTTTAAGGTTATCTTGAACCACGATGACAATACTCAATCTAATACTATTGCTGCTAATGGATATGCCTGGAATATTGATTTGAACGCAGCTCGTTCATTCAACTTAATTACAGGTTCAGGTGCAAATAATCCAGCATCACTTGCACAAAGTGGTTTGGTATTAAATACCTACACAAGAGTATTAAACACTGGTAGCAATGCAAATCCATTCTATCAAACAGTTTATATCGTATCTACTTCTAACAGCGCATTTGCCGGTGTTGGTAGTAAGGTAAAATTGGTATATACTCTCCAACCAACTGATAACCTCCGCGGTGACTTCGAAGCTGGTAAGACAGCCGGTGAAGGTTCGGGTGCTGCAAATGCAGCTGCTACACAAAGCATTGACACCGATATCAGTATTCCTGAAGTCAATTTGCAACTCAATAGCGAACCTATCGTTGCTAAGACTCGTAAGTTGAAGGCTGTCTGGACTCCAGAATTAGCACAAGACTTGAATGCATATCACTCGATTGATGCAGAAGCAGAACTTACTGCTCTCTTGAGCGAATATGTATCAATGGAAATCGACCTCGAAATCCTCGACATGTTGAACAACGCCGTAACAGGTGCAACAACAGAAGCTTGGAGCGCTGCAATCGGTGTTGAATTCAGCAAGACTGTTAATGCAACAACAGGTGAAGCTTCATTCACACGTAATGCAAACAGCTCACCAAATCGTACTGCTTATGTCAAGAGTACTTGGTTCCAAACTCTCGGTAACAAGATCCAAAAGGTCTCTAACACAATCCAAAAATTGACCCTCCGCGGTGGTGCTAACTTCTTGGTCGTAAGTCCAGACGTAGCAACCATCTTGGAATCAATCCCAGGATATGTTGTTAACACCGATGGTGACCAAGCCAAGTTCGCAATGGGCGTAAGTCGTGTTGGTAGCTTCGCAAGTCGCTTCCAAGTCTACAAGAACCCATATATGACCGATAACGTAGTATTGGTTGGTTTCCGTGGAAATAACTTCCTCGAAACCGGTGCTGTGTATGCTCCATACATCCCACTCATCCAAACTCCATTGGTCTATGACCCAACTAACTTCACCCCACGTAGAGGCGTAATGACCCGCTACGCTAAGAAGGTAGTGCGGCCCGAATTTTACGGCAAGGTGCTTATCGGCGATCTTGACCAAGTATAATTCACAGTTTAATTAAAATAACTCAAAACCCCAACGAAAGTTGGGGTTTTTTATTGCACATAAATAAAATATTTGACATTACCATAAAACTAGTATATATTTATATTATATGAAAAGTGGCATATACAAAATAACAAATATTAAAAATGGTAAGTTTTACATTGGCTCTGCTAAAGATATTGACCGTCGTTGGTGGGAACACAAAAACGATTTAAAGAAAAATAAACATATCAATCCTAAGCTGCAACATGCGTGGGATTTTTATGGAGAGTTTGGTTTTGAATTTGTTATTTTGGAGAATGTGAATGAAAGTGAATTATTTAAACGAGAACAATTTTATTTAGATATATTTAAACCTTATATGCGTGATATTGGTTATAATATCAGTCCAATAGCTAACGGTGGAGATAATTTTACATATAATCCTAATAAGGGAGGAATCTTAGAAAATATGACT